AAGAAGATTGCATAAGGAGCGATTGGCTATTAATAAAAAAATAGGAGTTGATGATTTGGATTCAGCAATAAACATAGTAAAAGCACAAAAAGAAACGGAAGAAAAACAAAGAATCCAGAAGGGTGAATTTGAAGAAATACTTAAAAACAAAACCCAAGAATGGAGCAAAGAAAAAACTAATTTAGAAACACAGTTAAGAGATATAAAGATAAATAAGTCTTTATTATCTTCAGCATCAAAGAACAGAGCAATCAATCCAGACCAGGTTGTAGAATTATTAAATAAGAACATTAAATTAAATGAATCTGGCAATGTAGAAATCCTAGACAAAAACGGATTAGCAAGATATAACAGTAATGGGGAACTTTTGACTACTGACGAATTAGTGCAAGAGTTTTTAACACAGAACCCTCACTTTGTAACTGCTACCCCATCAGGTAGTGGTTCGGTGTCAAATGTGGATAGAGGGGAACTCAATACCTCTTTTAAAATTGAGGATTTAGATATGAATAATCCAAAGGACAGAGAGAAGTATGCCAAGTGGCGCAAAGGAAAAAACTCTCAACCCAGAGTGATAAATTCATAATTTTTAATTTTTTTATTTTTTAGGAGTTATAAATGGCAAATGAAACCACATCTAGTACTATATCAGAACTCTATACTGAGATAGTAGCAGAAGCATTATTTGTTGCTAATGAGCAATCAGTAATGAGAAACTTAGTTAAAAACTACACAATCGCTGGTGGAGGTAAATCAGTTGAAGTTCCTATTTATGGAACAGTATCAGCTTCAGCAGTTAGTGAAGCATCTGACTTATCAAACACAGCAGTAAACCCAACATCTGTGACTATCACAGCTTCAGAGGTTGGAATTATGACAACACTTACTGATTTAGCAAGAAATTCAGCATCAAGAAATGTTGCTCAAGATATTGGTAAATTATTTGGGGAAGCTATCGCAAAGAAGATAGATACAGATTTAACAGCTTTATTTGATGGCTTTTCTACTAGCATAGGTGGTGCTGGAACTGAATTAACTATAGACAATATATTTAAAGCAGTTGCAACATTAAGACAAGCAAATGTACCAATGCCGTATTATGGAGTATTCAATCCAAAAGTTATTTACAATGTAAAGAAATCATTAACAAATACTTTTGTTAATCCTAATGGTGGAGACTTACAGAACGAAGCTATGAGAACTGGCTTTATCGGAACTATTGCTGGAGTACAAATTTTTGAATCATCTAATGTAGATGGAACTACTGACACAGATAACTGTAAAGGTGGTATTTTCTCAGCAGATGCTTTAGGTCTAGCAATGATGCAAGATTTAAAACTAGAAACTCAAAGAGATGCGTCTTTAAGAGCAGATGAGATTGTAGCGACAGCAGTTTACGGAGTAGGTGAACTACACGACAGCTATGGAATAGAAATGCTTAATGAATCTGTTATTAACTAAAATTAAGAAGGGGGGTAAAACCCCCTTACTTTATTAGGAGTTTAGAATGAATACAGTAAAATTAGAAAAAGATGGAAAGATAATTGAAAGAAGTAAAGTTGATTTTGAAAAAAACGAGGGAAACTGGAAAATAAGAGGCTGGAGTTTATACGAAGGAAAGCCTAAAGCAGAACCTAAACCAGTAGAAGAACCAAAAAAAGCTAAACCCAAAAAGAAGGGTAAATAATGGCTACCACAGAATTTGCTGTAGCAAACAGTAATTTGCAAAAAATACAGCCTGATATTTTAGGTTTTGGTATTACAGACTTTGGCGACCAGTTACAATTTGCTGAAAATGATGTACTAAGAAGGATTCGTGAGGAATGGTGGGAAAGATACAGACACCAAGTAAGATATAAAGATATTACTAAAGTAACAACTGTTGAAATCACGAATAGTAAGCTTACAAATGCTCAATGGACACAATCAGTAGTGTATCTGGCTTTATGGAAATATATTTACCCAATACTTACAAAATGGAGAGACCCTGATACTGGAGAAGGAAAAGATGCGTTTCAAGTGCAAATAGACTTCTACCGAGATAGGTATGAGGAGGAATTTCAAGCTATATTAAGAGATGGTGTAGAATATGATGAGGATAGTTCTGGAGCAGTAAGTGATTCAGAAAAAGAGCCTATCCATCATTTAAGGCTAGTCAGGTAATGGAAGTAAAAGTAGAAGTTAATACTGTTAATGTTGTAAAAGAACTGAAAAGAATGTCTGCAAAACAAAAAGCATCTGTTACAAAAGCACTTAACAAAGTTTCTAATATGGCAATATTTATGATTGATAAAAGAACTAAAAAAGGACTATTGCCAGATGGGGGTAAAATGATACCTTATGCAAAATCTACAGTAAAAAGAAGAAAGAAAAAAGGTAGGCAGACTGGTTTTGTGGATTTAGAAGATTCTGGACAAATGTTTAGAAGTTTAACTTATGACATCAAAGGATTAAAAAGTTCTTTATTTTTTAGAGGTCAAGACCAAAATAAAAAAGCATCATATCACGATTTTTTTGGAGTTGGCAAAAAGAAAACAATAAGACCATTTTTTTCTATTGGAAACAAAGAAGAAGATAAGATAAGACAAGAGTTTACAAAAACCTATTTTAAAGCAATGAAGATATGAGTAAAAGAGAAAACATAGCTGGTGATATAATTACAAAGCTTGATGCAGTTACCAGTCCTATTGAGTTTAAAAAAATTACAAGAGAGCCATTTGAGGTAGAAGAATTATCAGATGCTCAATTTCCAGCTTTATTTGTTCAGTCAGGAGACGAAACTAGAGAAGTATCTAGCATAGGTGATACTGGCGCTGGTAGTTACAGAGGTTCTATTGATTTTTTAATTGTAGCTTTTGGTAAAGGTACAGACAGCAACATAGACACAGTAAGAAACCAATTAATAGAAGTAGTTGAAGAAACATTAGATAGTGATATAACTAGAAATGGAAATGCTTTAGACACGCAGATAGTTGAAGCATCAACAGATGAGGGAACTATATATCCTTATGGTGGTGTTAGAATAACTGCAAGAGTAATTTATGAATTTACAAGAGGGAGTGCATAATGGCAAAACAAGTAACTATGAAAAAAGGCGAAGATATAATTAAATGTTCACAAGACCACATTGAGCATTTTCAAAGTATAGGATTTACTTTAAATGGCGAAAAAAAAGTTGCCAAGAAAAGTGAAAAAGTGGTAAAACAAGATAAAGAAGAAGATAATAAAAAATAGCCAATATTCAATAAAGGAGGTTTAAATGGCAACACATCACGGAAAAGAAGGAGTTGTAACCATAGGAGGAACAACACTAGGAAATGCTACTGGATTCACAGTAGACACAACACACGATACAGTAGAAACTACTGCATTAGGTGATTCAATGAAGTCATTTTTAGTTGGTAGAGGTACATATACTGCTAGTATAGATATGAATTTTGATGAAACTGATACTGGTCAAACAACTATGGTTCAAGGTGCAGAGTTAACATTTGCATTTTTACCAGAAGGAAATGAATCAGGCGACAGAAAATTCTCTGGAACTGGTATTGTAACTGGAATGTCAGTAGGGGTTACTCTTGATGGTGTAACTACTAGAACTGTATCAATTCAGGGAACTGGTGGTTTGACAATCGGTACTGTGTAAATAGCATATGACTGACAATAAAGTTGATTATTTTGATGGTATCAGAGACCATTTTAGTACATTAGACACTAAAGTGATTGAAGTTCCTGAATGGGGATTAGTAGGCGATAAAGCAATCCATTGTAAACCATTTAATATGTTAGAAAAGCAAAAGATTTTTAAAGGTGCTAGTAATACCGATTTATTAGTCTTAATAGATGTTATTATAGAAAAAGCACTTACCAAAGATGGAAAAAAAATGTTTACTGGTCAAGATGTTCTAGGATTTAAGACCAAAGCTGATACCAACATTATTGCAGATGTTGCAACAAAGATTATGGGTACTGAAAACAAAGATATAGAGGACAATAAAAAAAACTAAAAAATAATGTTGAATTACATAATATTTTTGGATTAGCAGAAAAACTACATAAAACAGTTGCCGAAATTTTAGAAATGTCAGTTGATGAATTTTACTTATGGGTAGCATATTTTGAGATTCAAAACGAAGAAAGAGAAAGACAAGAACGATTAGAGAGAGCAAGGCGATAAATGGCAACTAAACAAGTTAATATAGACATCATAGCTAAAGATAAGACCAGACAAGCTATGCAATCTGCTACTAAAGGAATAAACAGAGTAAAAGATTCTGTTTTTAACTTGCGCAATGCTTTACTGGGTTTAGGTGCTGGTTTTGTAGCTAAAGGTTTCCTAGATACTGCAAGAGAAGTAGAAAGACTAAGAGTAAGATTTAAATTTTTATTTGATGAAGCAAGTGAAGGTGAAAAGGCTTTCAAAGGTCTGATTAAGTTTGCTAGTCAAGTTCCATTTAGCTTAGAAGAAATACAAAGAGGTTCTGCAAACCTGGCAGTTGTGTCAAAAGATGCAGATGAATTAAATAAACTCCTAAAAATAACTGGTGATATTGCAAGTGCATCTGGTTTGGATTTTCAGACTACTGCTGAACAAATTCAAAGAACATTTGCTG